AGTCAGAGATTAAATGTTTAATTTGAGCCGGCTTAAATGGTTCGGTTCCATAACCGGGGCGCTGCTTATAAATTATCTCCATGTTAATCGTTGACCGGTTTATATTACTTCCGACGATCGAGTCTTTTCCATATTTAAACAAATTATCATTATTAACAACGGTCGAATCATAGGCCAGCTTATTAAAGTCATTAGCTTTGAGTTCGCTATATGGGACGTATTTTTGCTGCTCAGTGTCCCAAACTTGAGTTTCTGCCTCAAACTTATTGTTGTAAATAAATAATCTATGGCGGCAATTCGGGTGAAATAATCCGGTCGCTCTGGCAGTTTCAACGCTTTCATATTTTGGGTGATTCCCTGAGATTGATAAAACCTCGTTTTGCCATGGTGAGCATAGGGGGCAACTTCCATAATGAGCAGAGACTTGGACCAAGTCTTGACCTCTAGCGATCGCCTCATTTAAGACGCCTTGATTGGCCGCCATGGTTAATTTTGTCCTCGCGAGCATTTCTCCGTAATTTCTTAAATCCCAAGTCTTTCCGCCTCTATCAATTAAAGAGCCAATCCCTTGGCTTCTTAAAATATCGGAAATCTCTTTTTGGATTTGATCAATTGTTTGACCCACCAATTTCCCCTCAATAAGTTTTCCTAGAATCGCCTGTTGACTGGCTTGGTTTACTATATCGGTCCCAAACTTTAAAACTCCTTGCATGGCTGGGGCGATTGTGTTTAAGGTGTCGGTTGCTATGGCTTCAATACTCTCTCTGTGAATACCAAAGAAAGAGCCGGAAAGGTCAATCTTTCCATCTCGATTAACGATTTCATTTAAGGCATTTTCCACACCGTCGAGGTAATGACCCGGGATCGTTGTTTGAAGCCATGCCTTAACGTCCTCATCGGCTTCGTCGATATATGATTGTAGATTTCTAAGGATTTGCTTTTGACGGTGGCGTTTATAAATATCATCGCTTGAAAGCTCGTCATAAGTTTTTTGGTAAAGTGAGTTTACGATCTGATAAAATAAAGAGACGCTGCCATCGCTTTCGACTATCCCTTGAGGTCTTTTAGTTGCCATTTTTGTTGTTGAATTGATCTATTGGCACTTGGGGAGCCGTTGAAAAGTCCGGCATATTTCTTTTTTTCTCCTCTTCGATTTCTTTTAATTTCTGCTCGGCCTCTTCTCTGGTTATGTTCTCGACTCTCATGATGCTCTCGGCTGTTGAGGTTAGTTTGTTATCTAGCTTGATTTGTTCAGCTTCTAATTGTTCTAACTGATCATTGATAATTCCATCCTCCCACTCGATCATTACGTCTTTGGGTTTTCTTTTAACTTTAACGTCCCGACAAGTTAATTTATTAAAATAAGCGAATTGCTGAGCGTTAAAGAATAAGTTTTTAAGGCCGTTATCATAATAAAGTTGCTTTCTGTGTTTTTTGGCCAGGGTTCTTAATAGTCTATATTTTAAAGCTCTTCCACTCTCGGCTCTCGCTCCGGTCTGATCTTTGCCGAAAAGAGATGAGGAGGTTTCGGAAAACATGAAGATCATATCGATTATTTTGTCGATCTGAGAGAAAGCGCTCTCAAGCTTAGCGTCCCAAACGATATACTCGGGTTTCATTCCACTATCCTCGTCGGTTGGCACTTCTACCAATCCCATCGCCTCTTTTTTCACTTTTCCCTCTTCGTCGATCACCCCCTCGGGAACGGCGAGAATAGGATCGCCATGGTTATCCAAAATATTATCAACCTTAGTTATTCGGTTATTAATCGCATAAAATAAAGTTGTCAATTTTTTATAATCACTGATTCCAAAATAACTTAAGTTTGTCCCATAGTTTTTAATATGTTCAACGAGGAAACCGTCTATATTTGTTTTAATCTCAGAGCTTAATGGTTCTAATCCTTTTCTGTATATTTCGTTATAAATAGCCAAGTCAGCCTCTTCGAGGTCACCGTTTTCAAACTTCTTATAAAACAAATTTTTAACTAATCCCTTCTCGTGACGCTCCACAAAAATAAATTTATGTTCCATATTTTCTTTTTTCTCTAGCTCCCAAGCGAGATTATGGGCAACTGGCTTTTGCCTTACGTTTGCCTTGTCGTATTCTGGAAAATAAATAGAGGGGTTTAAATCCTCGATTAAAACCTCTTTGTTTTCGCTCCTAATCCTAAGAACGGCGTCACCTCTAAAACTGTTTTCAAGGGCGCTCTCGTATATTTGAGCCTTGAGATTGTTTTTTCTTAAAAGAGCGTTCATGAAATCATCTTGATCACCGTTTTCGGTTGTGATTTTTGGAAATTCCTCAAAAAGCATATCGGCGGCAAGTGAGCTGATCATACCAGGATAATCGCAAACGATATAACGCAACCTCTCAAATTCTTTCATCAATGGGTTATTTCCGGTTTTAATGTTAAAAGCGTCAAAGTGATCGCCCGAAAAAAGCTTTTCATAGTATTCATAATTATTTATTCTTTTAACGGCGTCCTCTGGTGGGTATTTTTTCATTTTGTTTTAGTTAGTTTTTTTTTATTTTAGAATTGTTTTGGTTTTTTTGCAAAAATTCGAGCCTTGTGTTTTTTTCTGGTCTCTCTAGCGAGCATTAAGGCATCAATCTGATCATCATTTTTTTCGAGAGGAAAGCCTAAAATTTCTTTAACCAATTCCTCGGTCCCTGGGTGGTCGCTTCTAAATCTTATAAACCCGGCCTCAAACCCCGAGGAGTGAATTTTGGCCCTTCTTATTTTATCTTTATCGGTTTTAAGTTTTGTTACTTTGCATTGATAGAAAGCCCGGCGGTTTAATTCTTGTTTGACTAGCCTAGAAAGGCCGGATTGATAAGCCACGGTTTCAATTCCAAATTTTTGCAGTTTCCAATTGATTATAAAGTCACAAATCTCTTTGACTTGTTTATTAATATCGCCCTCTTTAAATCTTTTAACATCAAACATGTCCTCTCTAGCGGTTAGCTTATCAAAGCCAAAGGCGTATAAAGCAGAATAATCGGCGCTTTCTTTTTCTGATATGGCGGGATCAAAGGCCCCAACCCTTTCATATTTATTTAAAAGTTTTTCAAGTCTTTTCTGGTCGTTTTCGGCCTCTGTTTTTTTCCGCTCTTCGCCAAAGTTATAATATTTTATCCAGTCTGATTTAATGATTCTATCTTTATCATCCTGAGGGACCCCTTGAATTTCCTGAGCAAAAACTCGACTTCCCACATAATCGGGGCTGTTTGGGTTGTCTCTAATATCTTTCAAGTATTGAACCGGGTACATCTCGGGCCAAAAACTTTTTGTGTCGTTTTCGGATAGTCCTTTGACATGATAGCGGTTCCATCCCTGATAGGCCCCCTCACCCTTTAATATTTGATTGAGCAGGCTGTAATGGTGCAATATTGTCCCAATAAATACAATGTTATTATTTTTTTTATCCATGGCCCTCATGAGATCATAATCAAACCAATTCTTTAGCTTCGCTCTCCTCTCTTCACTGTAAACCGCTTCAAGATTCTCAACGTCATCCAAAACAATTAAGCCCGGTCTGTAGGCTTTATATTTCAATCCCCTTACTTTCATTCCTGCGCCTAGGGGCATGATAAAACAATCCCCAAAAAGCCCATTAACAACAATTCCCTCCTCTCCCCATTTGTCGCCTATGACACCCGGGATAAACATATTTAACACTCGGTTGCTTTCGATCGAGGCTTTAATCGCTCCAACGTGGAGCTTGGCTTGGCTGAAAGTATCGGATATATAAAGGATAAACCTTATTTGACCGGTAACGGCTAAGGCTTCAACCTTCTTAGAGATTAGGGTTGATTTACCGCCACCCCTCGGGATGTGGATGCCGTGTTTTCCTTTGATTGGTGATCTATAATTGTCGGTTATTCTCGCGATTATGTCTTTATGGACTTGGGGAGTTTTTTCGCTAAATGCTTCGGTATCTAGCGCGCTATACAACCAAAAGTTTTGAGGCTTTTTTATTTTTTCCTGAAACCATGCCGCGGTTGACGGTATGCCAAATTTTTTTATTATCTCAGCTAATTTTAACATCGTTTTCCTCGATTAGTTTATCGATTTTATCTATATCCTCTTTAAATTCTCCGGGGGCAACTTTTAAATTAATATTTTGCCCCGGCATGCCGTCAACTCGGTTTCGCATGTTCTCAATAGCCGCCAAGTCTCCAAAAGCCCCTTTATACGTTTGCACGATCGTTAGAATTTCATTGATCGTCATCTCTTCGCTAAAAAGATTGGGGAAAGCTTTTTTTATATCCTCAACCTTTTTGACTCTTATGTCTTCAATTCTGACTCGCTTTTTAAGCATAGCCTCAATAATTTCTCTGGTCTCTTTTTGTCTTTTTCTGACCCTTCCTGATTCATAACCCCCCATTTTAACGATCTTTCTTTGCTCCTCCTTTGTTCTTTTGTTAAGAGGTACTAGGTTTTTAAGCCCTGGATGCTCCTTTTTTTTCATTATTAAAATTTTAAACTTGTTAAACGCTCCGCCCAAAATACAAAGCCTAAAGTTATAAGGGCGGTCACTATCATCCAAAATATAACAGTTATTAAGTGATTATTAAACATTTTTCTTTTTTGTTGTTGATTTAACTTTGAAAAAACTTTCTTTCCCTAGTGTTAATTATTTTTTACACTAAAATCGTTTAAGTGTAAATTTCAGTTTACACTGATTATTTTTCATTTTGACATTTTAGGCACTCGTCACAAACATTGTTTAGTAAATCAACAATTTCCTCGTGGGCTTTAATGTATCCGGTTAAGAATCCGGCTTGAAACTCATCGACCTTTGAATAATCAAGCTTTTTCTTTTTGACGTTTTTTATTCTTCTTGGCGCGATGTCGTCGGGTGGTATAAATCTACACATTTTTTTATATTAATTGTTAAGGGAGATGATTTTAGGCTCATCTCCTAGGAGTAAAACAATCTAATGTTTTTATTTTTCTTGGTTTAATTTGATGTATACTGAAAAATACACCCTTTTCAACTACTTTTGCATTTTTTAAGCTATTGCATTCTTTGACTCCTCGGTCATTTTTTCCATTATAGAAATCATCTCTACACCCTTGACAATATTTCTTTTTATTCATCTTTTTAATTTAATTATTAATTTAAAAAACTCTTGATTCTATCCCCATTACATTTTTCTGCGGTTCTCGAAATATACTTAGAGCTTGCTTTTTTATTTCCTTTTATTGTTTGCCCTCCTCCTTCGCAGTTTCGGCAAGTATACGGGACCCATGCCCCCCCACAATCGCATCTAGGGTCGCCGCAACACAATGTATATGCTGTTCCACTACCGAAGCACCAACCACATATACCAAATTTTTCCAAAATCGCCTGTTCTTCACCTCCTGTTTCTTGATGAAGGTCAAATCGTTGTTGTGGGTCGCTTATTGGCGTATATTCTTGTGGATAACAGTCAAATATTTTTTTAAAAATTTTTAATGTTTCTTTCTTCATTTTATTTCTTTAAGTTTATATTTTTAATTAATAGTTAATTTTAATTCTCATTCGGCGAGTCAGTAGCGGTCGAAGACTACTGACTGCCTGTCTATGAATATGTGAGGCATTCTTCCAAAACCCCACCGAATTAGAATTAAGTTTGTTTGAATATTTTTTTTAATTATTATTTTCTTTTAAAAGTTGCCTCCACTCCATCACCAAATAATCTTTTGGATATTTCTATATTTTCAGGAGTTTTTTTTAAAACAATTATCAAATCATCATTATCAATATAGTCTTTATCTTCGATTTCTTCTTTAAATGATTCAAATTCTGAAATTTCATAAGCTTTTGATTTTTTTAAATTAATCATTTTTGTTCAATTAGTTTATATTTTTTGCCGTTTAATTCAAACTCTTTATCCTTAAAATTCTCTGCTACTTTAGAAGCTATTTTTTTAAATTCCTGGTCGATTGTGAAAGGTTTTCTGTTTTTCTTTAAATCTTTTTCTTTAACTTTAAATGTTCCAATAAGTTCATTGAATTGTATATTATAGCCATCTTCTTTAACATCTTCAATCGTAGCTAACATTCCTTTTCTGAATTCTTTGCCGTTGTATTCTACAATGTCACCTTGTTTGAATTTAGGTTTTCTTTTTTCTTTGAACGGGTAGGATAGTTTATTTTGTAAAAGAAATCCAATACCATCCTTAAATTTTATTTTATAAGTGCAATCAATATCTGCTATTACTCCTTTTGTTCCATAATTCTCCTTATTAGTACATACCACCTCGTCCCCAACCTTAAACCTTTCTTTTGGTGTGTCGAATACATCTATTATTTGCCAGTTATTACATTCATTTTCATCAACATCAGAAAGTGCTATATCGGTTTTTGCCATATCAATAGAATCACAAAACATTGTTCTAATCATAGCTGACCCTAGATAATCCATAGAAACAACTGCGAATCCTCGTACAGATTCAACCAACACATGCTGTCTAGTTGATAATAGTTTTTTTAGTTTTTTGTACATAGCATAGTATAGTTATGATTTAATTATATTGACTATTGTTACCCCATTTATTTCCTCAAAAACAACGCTTTTATCAAATCCATTTATTGGCTTTTCTTCGATGTAAACTAAATTGTCCAGCAAATGATCAAGACCAACTAATTTTAATTTATTCTTTATTTTAGTAACTTCTTTTAGTTTTTTGTACATTATTTTTAGTTAATTCGTTATGATATTTTTTAGCTTGTTTAAGATAATGGTTTATTATAAATATTCAAAACATCTTTTGGTTTGTTAAAAAATGGATACACCATTACAATCAAATCGGCTATTGCATAAACATTCCAATCAAGCCTTTCAACATCAATTTTTATTGTGTTTTTCTTATTATCTACCATAATATTAGGCCCCTCATAAACAGTTTTTCCAACTCGATAAAACCCAAAATGCTCAAGCAAATAATGGATTTTTCTTTTATGCTTTTTTCTCCAATAATTAGGATTGTAATATTTATTATCATACTCTTTTGTATATTTATCCGGTTTTATTTTTTTTCCCAAAAAGCCATCAATAAAACTTCTCAACAATACATATTGCAATTCCTTATTCTCTATCTCCATTATTGGATCTATTATCTTTTTGTACATTATTTTAATTTAATTTATAATTCTATATTATATTTATCTTTGGCTAGTTTTTTAATTTCATCTACTGTAATAGCCTTTGTTTCTAAATAATTTGTTGAATTTTTAATTATTTCCTTGAATCTGTCTTTTAAAAATACAGTAAAAGAAGATAATAAAATATCTCTTATTT